CTGAAATTGTAGTAGAAAACAAAACCAGGCTGACCAAGAAATTCGTTATCACACAGATCAAGAAGACCTTGAAGGATCCGTTTTTATTCAACAGATTTCTTCCCGGTGCAGTTCTACACGCCTGGCTAAACACCCAGGAAATGGAATTCTCGTCATCGGAAGACGAGAATCGTTTAATCAGGAACCTGAAAAATTGGGGATATATAACTCGCAATGGCGAATTTTACGTTCTCACTCGTGAGGGATACAATTCAATTTAATCCAGTCTGCAAAGGCAACGCCTCAATAGCGAGGCGATTGCTAAAAGAAATTATCCATATATAACACCTGGAAACGAGCAGCGTCTCTGTCCCCTATTATGAATTTATCTAATAGACTCTATCAGGTTTTGAGTAAAGAAATGGAATCGTAATTAGAAATTTTGAATATTTTATCGACTTTTCTTATGCAAGATACCGACAATAAATTATATTCCTCCTACGCGGGGGGTTGAACCGGGTAAAACTATACAAAACAAACATTCCCCCCGTAGCGGGAAGTTAATCTTTCTCCAATAAACGGAGGCATATTATGCCATTAGATAAACAAAACTCGATCACGCCAGGCGTTGGGGTTATAGGGATAGAACAGAATATATAACCGCTCTTGCAAGAACCCATCAGTATATTAAACTGTGTTGCAATCGGGAAAAATATTGTTCCGGTGGCAATGATCTTGCAGCTGAGGAATTGTATATCGCTTTGAAAAAAGTTCACTCTCGTGTGCGCAAGGCAATCATCAACAACGAGAAAATAGATTTCCTTACTGCGGTCGGCGCTTTCCGTGGGTCGGGACGTATTCGGGAGCAGTTCGTTTATTTTCTGTTTATATTGAGAACTCTCCGCAATGCTGGCTTGCCTTATCCGGACCACAACAATCCAATCGAGCGTGAAACTATTGATCATTTTATGAAACGATTACCCAAAAAACAAAAATGTAGAACCGGAACTTGGCGAACCGGTCTCCAATACATTTGATTCCTGATTGAAGCAAGGCCCCTGGACTCAGGGGTTAGGCCGCCGCACGATTCCCCTCCCCTACTCCAAGAAACTCAACTAACACCGGAGTACTAACCTCTTCTGAAAAGTATTTCGTTATTATCATCTTCAATGAATCTGACACCGGGGTTAGTATCGACAACCGGTTTCCATTCATGGAAACATTTAAATTCTCTAATATTGTTATACTGGAACGAGCCAGTCTTTCAAATGCCCATGATTTGAATTCTTCCCAGGTTGGTTGTCGCAAATTATTTTGCGCAGGCGCGTTTGCGCGCTTATATATTATCTCTTTTTGTACCTCTTTAGTACGTACAGGAGCGGAACGATTGTCTTTGGCAGACTGTGCCGGTTGTACCCCCCTGCCCTGCCCTGCCGTACCATTCTGACTAGGATGGGTTTCTGCTATTTTTGAGAGCTTGTACTGTGCACGCTCCATGACGACGGCATCGTGGAGAGTTGACCGGATTACGCGGACTCGTCCGTCGAAAGAAATTTGTTCGATGAATCCGTCCTTACGAAGACGAGAAATATATTTTGCCACCGTTGTGGTCGCCATGCCGAGGACTGTTGCTATATATTTGTTCCCCGCGTAACATCCGCCGTGATCGGTGCAGCGGCCAGCGATGTCGAGCAACGTGATTTTTGCGAGGACGTCTCGGAGTCCTCGCGAGAGCTTTGTGTTGATTACAGCGCGAGGTATGAACTCGCCGAAAGACAAATTTTCTTCCATCGAACGTTTCCTTTTTACGGTGCCGGACATACCGCGGGCGCAGCACGGTAAATAGTTTACCCTACTCTATTTATCGGGGACATGGATTAGGCGCGGAGCCTGTTCGGAGGTCCTCGATTCAAATTCGTTGTCGGCCAGATTGTGATAGCGGCCGTGTCTAAGTTTATGTCGCCTTAAACGGGTACAAATCTAGATCAACCTCTTGGAAACGGTCAAGTAAAAAACTATGTCACATTAGAAAAAATTTGATTTGGGCTGGTGTTCGAAACCCTGGCCGGGCTATCACATCCGAACCAGGGTTGAATTTGAATCGAAGTCAAGGAAGAAACTTCCTTTATGGAATATCCTAAAACGGGGTACGAATTTGGGTACACATTTTTTAGTTCGTGAAGGAAAAAATCAAAACGGACACTGGTGTCCGTTTTCAATCTCTTATTTGCTCGAGGTAAAAGTCGATCTTGTCTGTTTTTCTCTTGGCGCTAATTAATATTTTTTCGCGCCGTTCAGTGAGAAATTCTCGAGCAATTCGCTTTTCTTTTTTTGATAGATCTTGTTTTTTTTCAATTTTTTGGAGAATAACCATAGGATCTTCTTGAATAACAACAGGGCTATTTTGTTCCTCCGTGGAGTCCTGGCTTAGTATTTTATAGGCGGTCTTGATGGAATCGGCACTAGCGATTCGATCTTGATTTAAAAACGCCCGAATATAACGTCTAGCAGTCCGTACGGAAAAATATTTAGGATTATTAGAATCGACTACGAAATTTTTGTGGACCCAGTCTTGAAATTCTCCATGCATTAACTCTTGTTTTTTTTTATATAAACGTTCGCCGATAGCGATAATTGTAGAGACGCCTTTTGCAAGTATAGATTCGACACCAAGATGTAATTCAATAATCTCCTGAGCCTCGTAGTCTTCGTCTTTTTGAATTACAGGCATCGAATTTGCGCCTGGACGTGATATCCGTAGTGCGTTTTTTTTATCTTCCTTTCTACTCATAGGTTAAGAATTTCCTTTCCCAGATTGATGAACCATTCAAACGCTTTCGTGTCTTCGCGGAGTGGCCGGGCTAAATCTTTACAATCTTTTATATGAGTGTTCTTATAAATTACTGTTTGCATTGCAGTAGCACCGAGGTCCTCTACGGCTTCGTAATATTCTCCGGTCTTTGATTCTGTCATATTATTGAGGATGACTCTAAAGAGAATTTCAGAACGTTTTTTCCGTGTTGCTTTCGCAACTTCTTCCTGAATGTCTACGATCGCTTGGGTATTGTGAACATCATCTTCGAGTGGAAAAAGAACAATATCTGATGAATAAAGCGAAAGCAACATTGAGGGATTGATTGAAGGGTGCAGATCGATGAAAATAAAATCGTAAGGGAGGGCTCGGATTTCTTGTGAAAAGCGAATGCCTAAGCTCGGATCTTCTTTGGCAAGAGAATCCAATTCTCTGATTTTTTTGACAGCCGGAACGATATCGAATCCATGTTTAGCCTTCCAGATAGCATCTTGAATATCGCGAATCCCATTCTCGCACGCGAGCGCAGAATATATATTTTTCTTTCCAACAAGATTAATATCAGGATTACCTCGAAGGCAAATGTCGGTCAAATTATTGTTCTCATCAAAATCAAATACGAGAACTTTTAGTCCGAGTGAGTGAATTGCTTGAGCGAGACCAGATGTGATTGTAGTCTTGCCGATTCCGCCTTTAAGTGATGCTATCGAGATAATTTTCATCTTTCGTAGAAACTCTATAGAAGTAGCATTTCCGAAAAGCGGAAAATTGTCTTACGCGGTCCATAAAGTAAAAAAATGAGACATAGTCCGTGCATGGACAAAATATTGAAAACGAGTTTACAATTGTGACTAGTCGAATAGTATCGCTATACCTATCCATTCTGATAGGTATAGTGGAAAAAATCTTCAGTTTGCACGATTGTTGTGACAATTATGTGACGAGGGATTTTGCAAAAGACGATAAATAGAGAGAGTCCCGTCTAAATTAAAGAGGGTAGGGGATTGCTGCAAAACAAACACTGGCAGTTCCGTTGTTTTTTAACCTTCGAAAAATATAATATACGTTATAAACTCTAAACATGACTACACATCATTCCACGGCTAAAGCCATTAGATTGTCAGAGGAGGCGCTTAGTAGATTGTATTATTCAGCAGAGCCTACTGTGGATAATTTTAACTTATTGAGATATAAAAAAACTTTTGAATCAATGTTATCTAACGGAACAGCCAATGAGCAAGATATTGCGGCGTTAGCAATGGTTTATTTTAATCTTAACGAAAAAAATAAGTTTGAAAAATGCCTCATCCAAAATATGGAACGATTGAACTCAGTGCGCCTACTCAAAATCTATGTGATTGGTAAGCTACACATGAAATGGCTCAGAAAGTCAGAAGATTCTGACGATGTAGAATTAATGTCATTTTGGTTCAATCATCCAATTAATAAAGATAAACTTCCGATAGAATTTGTTTCTCTTTTAAGCGAAATACCTTTCGCAAGGAAACTTTATGAATTGAAACACATCTTATACGTAATGATTTCTGTTTCCGAAAATAGACAAGTTACATTGACAGCGGGGCCTCTGAAATATATTGCAGAATATGATTCCGTACCAAGTGCTAATTTTAGGTATCAATTTTGCAAAGAGATATTAATAGATGTTGCAAATAAAACTTTTACGAAAGAAAAGCAGGAATTTTTGAGATATTACATGGGGACAAAAGATTTTGAATCAGCATTAAAAATGATAACCCCAAAAAAAATTTCCACTTTGCCAGACAGATCCAAATATATCCTTGCAGATATTTGATTTAGTGTGCAAGCAGAAACGTTAATAAATCCCTCCATACGAAAGAAATGGGATCGGATCAAAGACGATAAAGATTTCCGTTCTGCATATCGTACTTTTGTGGAAGAATTAAATCCGATTAAAGTGCACATGGAGCGGGGTGAATTTCCATTTTTGTTAGAAAATGTTACGCTTGTTTATATTAAGATGAAGTTCGAATGTAATAAGAACGCGAATTACATTTACATTGAAGATATTAAATAATTTATTTCCAGTTCGCCTTTTGTGCATTATGAAAGACTAATGCATTTCCCGGACGTGTCAATTGTAGCAAAAGTAAAAATCGCCCGTTCTCTCGAATCTCAGTTCAAGTATACGTCGGATAATTCGAGGTCCGACGATGGATGCACGACGCGAACTAAAATCTCTGTTTATCGAATTTCTTGACGATGTAAAAAAAGATCAGGACAACATCACAACGCTCATTGAGGAATACATAGACAGAATCATTCAGATTTTTTCTCGAAAAGACGATTGAACGTAATTCGTAATAATTCTCGATCTTTCTTCTTGAGTTCTACAATTCGTTCAATTAGGTCGCGTGCTCCAACTGCGTTGATCCTGTGCAATAGAATTCGATCTTGCTCGAACTCTGCGACGGTAGCGAGCTGTTTCGGAGTGAGTCCGTCCGAGAAGCTTTTCGAAAGCTTTTTATTCCCTTCGCCTAGACAAATCCAAATTGCGGAATAGGCAAATTGGATTTGTAATCTATACGCAATCTCGACCGGGATATCCCGCCTACCGTTTACGTATCTCGAAAATGAGACGGGATCCGTCTCCAGGATCTCCGCGAGATTTTTTGATTTGAGTCCGGTCTCTCTCAGTACCTCTTTGAGCCGTTGCATCTGGTTTAAATTTAGCATATTATAATATTATGTCTCATTAAAAAATTACCAATCTGTCAATTTTTTGATTTGACTGTGAAAAACTTTTAACTCATTTTTTGCGCATGTGTTGATTTGGTTAGTATTATGTTTTCGCCATTTAGTAAAACGAAAATGAGAAAAAAATAGTGCAATTTAAAGGGCTGAATAAACGCTAAACATACATATAGTATTGAGGAATGTTGAATGGAAGTCGCGGTCTGTATTAGTTTTGTCGTTTTGTTCGTGGGGATTTACGTTTACAGAATCCCCCGGCGTCGTGTTGTGAGAAGGTGGTTTCTGTTGTTGTGCTGTGCCTTGGCCGCTTGGATTGGTTTTCTGGGATTGAGGTTTTTGCTACCCCTGGAACTGAGGATTCAGACGTTAAATATTGCTCTCCTACCTGTGATATTTGCACCGTATTTTTTTTTCAAATTGATTGATAGTACGTTTCGGCCGCACAGGGTTGAACCGAGTATCAATAAACTTCTGAATGCAATTTGTATCGGATACTTTTTGGTTATAGTGTTTTTTGGCAGGTTTGCAGAGGTCCAGGACGTGGCGAGATTTGCTTACAAACCTACAGGAAATTATCACCTTTTAATAGTGTATTGTTCCCTATATTTTATTGCTTCCGTGGTCGTAATGTGGACAGGTATCCGAGGTGGGACGAGTAGGGTACGTGCGATTCTGATTTCCTCCGGAACTGTGGTGGCGTTATTAACTACAATATTTTTTGTATATTTTCTTCCGTTGCGTGGTATATTCCTGGCACACTATTCCTCAATAGGGGTGGGTATTGGATTGATAATAATCGGGATAGCGATGGCCCAGGATAACATATTTCGCATCAAATGGAATCTACTGTCCGGAGCGGACGTCCCTCTGTTGAGTAAAATTTCGCTCGGGTTTGTTCTCGCGCTGTACAAGTTTTCTGATCCCAGAGAATACGAATCGGACTATAGAAGGCAACGAGTTGCATTTGCAGAAAACCTACTCTATTCGGATCTTGAATTACGGCTAAAAACTGATTTAGACGCGAAGACGCGAGCCCTATTTTTAGTTGATAAATATAAGAAGTATATAAAATAATCGATCAAGCAGTTTATCGCTAAATGGTCGAACGGCGCAGGAGGACAGATAATGGAAAACGGGATCTATCTTGGTTGGTATAGCCTATATTGAGAAAACTACTAATGGCATTCCGAAAGCGTCGGTCGTGGGCGCTATTCGCACTTTGGAGCCGACAGTCGACCTATTACCGTGTAGGTGAGGGGAACTGTTTCGGCTTTTTTAAAGGCGGCCTTTAAGAGTTTCAATTTGTCATTCTTATAATAGTTGTAAGAATTCTTAATGTAATCGGCTATCGGTATCACGCTTTCCGCGCCTGTTCGCTCGTTGTAGTATTGACAACTTACGCGTGATAAGTGAGGTTCAGCGCTAAGAAGATATTCAAAGATGGCCTTTTCTTTGTAAGGAACGAGGGTGCAAATTTCATTTTTTTTTGAGACCGGAGATCCGAGATCTTCGTCCTCCGTGTCAATTAACGCGCCATTCTCGACGAGGAATTTAATCAAAGGAAGACCACCATTAAATACTCTAAGTTCAACTACGTCAAATAAAACTGATCGCCCGTAACTGGTTAATTTATTAAACTGAATGTTTTGTTTCTTGCTCTTAATCTCTTCTATTGAAGCAGATGGAACGAGTTCGAAAAATGCAGGTCTATTCCCCATCCATTCGTGAGTAACACACCGATTAAGATCCTCAGCGTCTTGTCCAAAAGCTGCTATCGAAAACAAAAGAACCAAGCTCAATAATAAAATTCTCATATTCCTCAACCTTTTAATTGTTTAATCAATGCGTTCACGGCAGCTCTATCACGTTCGCTCAAGGCGAGGTAGTCCGCGATCATCTCGCCGGCGTTTGGTGTCGTTATGATCTTGCGAACAAGCCGGTCGTGGGCGCTATTCGCACTTTGGGAGGCTGTTCCGCCATTCTTCCGTGTATTTGCGTGGGACCGTGACTGCCCGCGCTTTGGCTTCTTTTAGAAGTTTTAATTTCATGTTCATGAATTTACCCTTTCGTTCGCGGATATATGATTCTATTGGAATATATTCATAGTACATACATTGTATATTTGATAAGTGCGGTTCAATCGATAGGAGATATTCAAATGACTGTAGTTCATCAGGATAAGATACATCACAGAATTGTTGATTATCTGGCCTCTCTCGAAATTCAACAAATGCACCTTTTGATACGACATATTGCAGAAGCTCAAAAAAGTTCTTCTTATTTTTTAAAGAACCTATTACTGAAACCCCAGCACTATCCAACTTCGTGAAATTAATTTTATCTTCAAAACGTTTTAATTCATCTAACGATATCGCACCGAGCATATCGTAGGCAATTGTATAAAAAGCAGGCCGTGACCAACTCGAACCATCTTCATCTTTGTATTTGCTGCGCACACACGCGTTTAGATCATATCCACCCTCGTCCAACAAAACATGTAAACACTTTGGGGCTACCTTGAAATAGTGTGTTAAAATATCCTCGTCCGCCTCAATCGCATTGCTTGCGCCTGCCGCGATCAAAGCTTTCACGATTTTGCAATCCGTTTTCTTCGCGCTTTCGGCCGCGAGGGAGATCGCCGGCCGCCCTTCCGCGTCCACGGAATCTACGAAAGCGCCTTGCTTGAGCAGGGATTCTACTTCGGCAACGTTGCCCCTCTTGACGGCGGTTAAAAACTTGGTGTGGATGTCCGGGGATTCAGCGAAAATCGCGGATACAAACAAAAGAACTAAATAAGTTAATAAGATGCGCATGCACCTATTTTATGAAGTTTGAATATTGATCAACCTTTTAATTGTTTAACTAGTGAGTTCACAGTAGTTCTGTCTCTCTCATCGAGCGTGAGGTAATCGTCGAGCATCTCCACGGCGTTTGGAGTTGTGTTGAGTTTCCGAAAGCGTCTGTCGTGCGCGTCCATCTCTTTAATTTTATCCTCGGAGAGGGGAGCAGGAGGAATCCTTTGGATTCCTCTCCCCATAATGAACCACAAAGGACTGACTTCGTAAGCTTCAATAAGTTTTTTTATCGTTTCAGTTGATGGTGTCTTTACTCTTCCGCTAAAGAGTTCAGTCAATGCTGCTGGTGTTAGTCCAATCGAAATTGCAAAATCTTTCTGAGTAAGTCCTGATTTCTCGAAAATTTCCCTAAGTCTATCTATCAAAAATTTTCCCTATATTTTTAAGTATGCTTTATTTTTTTACTTGAATAATACAGAGAGCTGTATTATGGTCATTCCTATCACTTCCGACAGTTTGTCAGTTGGTGTACTAGATCGAGGATACCATATCAATGCAACCGATTTCCAGCCAATCTATTATGTCGGATAAAGCCCGGATGGATGCGAACGGGCGAAGGATAACTTTTGAGCTCGAACAGCTCGGAACGAGTTCTGCGAAACGCGCGAAGGAAATCGGAGTCGGTTCAGTAACGTACAGAATGTCGGTATATGGACGCACCGGAAACGCGGCGGTGATTGCAGATCTTACGGCCCTCGGAATCAAACACGGCCTGGTGCCGTTCGATCGGAGACGTGAGGCGAAGCGGTGGAAGAATCGCGTAACAGCTTGAGAGATTTACCGGATATGACGACAATGGAAATAGAGTATGGCAATCAAGAAAGAGGCGATCGATCAAATCATATCAAGACGCGAGATCTGTCTCGACACAGAAGAGTCGGACAGGGCGCTTCTCGTGGAATACGTTCGAGAGTTTGTAGATGCCAAGCGCGGCAATCAGAAACTCTTGGCCGAAGCCAGCTCCATTCCCCAGAACAAAATATCCAGCCTTATCAGAAATTCTCCTATGTCTCCAGGTATGGGGGTTATTGTAACCCTTGCCAAAACTATAAAAAATATACTATAATTAGATATTTTAATATTGACAATATTTCTCAGATAACATATATCAATCAACACAACAACCCGACACCAAATAAAAAAGCCCGGCTGCAACCGGGCTTCGCAGGTAAATTGAACCTTAACCTAATGTTCTGTTTACCTCCTCGTTTGTTTGCGGTCAACCAAAAAACAGGAGAATAACAATGACCCCACACTACCACCTATCAGACCGCGCCCGAATTGCGTTTCAGGCATTCGAACTTGCCCACGGATATAGACCGAACCGGGAGGAACAAATAGCGATCCTCCGGGCGGAAGGCTTTGATCCGGAGACGATCGCGTTCTTTCGCGAGGCGGCCAGTGCAGCACCCAGGCATACCCAGGAGGTTGCATGAGTACCATCACCAAAAACCGTCCGTATCTGGATCGGAAAACCTTTGAACGGGCAATCAAGGGAGATTGCGACGTTCAGATTTTCACAATTTGGGATCTTTACACTGAACTCACCAACGCCGCAAAAATGGAACCGACCTACGCGGTTCGTGCGATTGCTGAACTTGGCTGGGGAATAGAGGGACTTGTCGCTCGTTTGGTAGAGCAGGGGGTGCAGTTATGATATCACACGACAATCAAATGAACGATCTCCGGAATCTCGTCGATAGGGATCCGCAGGTTCGAATCCAGCGAACGAAAGGATTTTCTCCGGAAGAAATTTCCTCTGTCGCGGACTGGATCGCAACCGAACACGCGAGACGTAACGTTCGTCAGTCGAGACGTCGGATTCGCGAAGCATTCAAATCGTATCGCAACGAGAGAACGTATCTCAAACAACAGATCAAAGAACGCGATGCGCTACTGCTGACTCTCAAAGCGGAGACGGATGCAATGGCGGCGGTCATCAAGGACATTAAAAAGTCGTACGGCATTAGGGTGGTGGCGTGATGGAAGAAAAAGCGATCGCAATAAAATCAGAAAATCCGGCTGAGAACATGCAACTCGCAAAGGACGTCGCAGGAGTTTGCAGAGAAATTGTATTAAGATCCGCTATTGAAATTCAAGGGAAACGTTATGTTCCGGTTGATTCTTGGCAAGCGATCTGTAATGCGCACGGATGCGCGGCATCTTCCGGATCTGTTGAGAAAGTTGAAGGCGGATTTCGTGCAGTTGGGCAAATCCGTCGTCGTTCCGATGGAATCATTATCGCTGAGGCCGAAGGTTTTGTTGGCGATGATGAGCCTCAGTGGGCGGGAAAACCTGAGTATGCCAAGCGGGCAATGGCGCAGACTCGCGCAATTTCGCGAGCATGTAGATCGGCGTTTGCTCATGTTGTTGTGTTGATCGACAAGAACTTATCAACAACGCCGGCGGAAGAGGTTCCGAGAGAAGATTTTGTGCATGATGTTTCTACATCCAAAAAATCTAATAAACCTCAGAGTGCTGAGGTTTCGCCGAAAGTTCCAATAGGCGAGCCTGCGACGAAGGAACATCGTGACGCGTATTTCAAGCCAAATGGAAAGAAGAATTTTATCAACGAATTCGAAGCTGAACTTTTTAAACATAACGATGTCTATGTGTATGCTCCGATCGGCACATACGACAAATTTTCTAAGGGGCTGCCAATCGATTTAACGCCTCAAAAAGTTCCACCCAAAACCAACTACGAAAAATCTGTCAATGGGACGGCAACCCCTGAACTTGCAGGGGTAGGAGCAGGTACAAAACCGACTGTCAACGATGACGAGGAGGATCCATTCTAATGGGCACACTTTCAACTTTACGCATGTATGAGCTCAACGAGCTCTATTACAAAACGATGGAAAACGCGATCGATTCCGAAACGGGCGAGATTCTCGACGAAGTATTGTTCGCTAAACTGAACGAGATCGAGGAAGCAAAAGAGGTAAAGCTTCTCAACCTTGCTTGCTACTTCAAAGAGATAGAAGCCGAAACTCTGAGCTTAAAGACTCAAGAAGACAAGTTGAGATCTCGCAGACAATCGTTGGAGAAACAAGCGGATCGATTGGAGAAGTGGATTCACGATAATATGGAAGTCGGTGCGAAGCTCTCTGACGAACGTGCCTCGCTTTCTTGGAGAAAGTCCGAGATCGTTGAGGTTAAACTTTTGGAACGGGATCTTGTCGAGAAACTCGGAGCAGAAAACGTGAGAATCGAAGTGAGACATGTTCCGGACAAACAAAGTTTGAAGGATGCGATCAAACATGGAAGAGTCTTCGAAGGAGTCGCTCTAATTCCAAAGATGAATCTTCAAATCAAGTAAACGCAGTCTCCGTGGCGGCGGAGATGAAGAACCCTGGGAAACTAATGTATGCCGGCCGCCAACGGCACTTTTGGATTGTCGGAGATTAGCGAGCTGATTTTGGGTAGCACCCACCATTCTAGACCATGGGCAAGCTCGGATCCTATAGGGAGCTTAACGACGAAATGTCTACTAAACCTTATAGGCTCTCCGAAAATCCAAAAGGAATAAAAGAGGAATAAAAAATGACGGTAGAGATTTACGTATTGCTTGTGGGATCGGTTGTTATCGGTGTTATGCTTTGGAAATTTCTTGCGAACACAGAAAGTCCGCTTGATTCGGCAAACGCGACTAATGTGGATTCCAAAAGCGCGAAAGCTGTCTCTTTTTTGGATCCGACAAAGAGACATAAAAGATGAGGAGAGGAAGTAGATGGAAGTAATACATTCAATTTTAACGACGAACGGATTTCAGCAAACGAGTGATCCCGCAAAATACTACGGCCCTGGCTCGTTGATCGCGGAGATTGGAGACCAGGTGACTCTAACATTTGCGGGGAAGCGTGTGATGGTAACCGATGACCTTGCACACGTTTCACATTTTATTTCGGGCTGGTGCCTGCGCGAGAAGAGTACAGTTTCGACCTCATTTGACCGAGGTCCTGGGGTTCTTTCACGTGCTCAGGCCCGCGCTCAAGAGAAAAGTTTCGATGAACGTTTGAGAGAATTTCAATCTAAGTATGAGTCAAGAAATTAGAAAAATATATTTTAGTAAAACGCCGATTCCGGCAGCGGCATTTCTTCCGCAATCACACATCCGCGTCTACAACGCGATACTGTCCTACCAGGGCGGAATGGATTCGTGGACTGGGACGATCGAGGTGATACTAAAACGCGTAAATGGATTTGTTTGGCAGGGTAGGGCGTGTAAGGAAATCAAACCGCGCCGTGCGTCTCAAATCATTCAGGACTTGAAAAAATGGGGCTGGCTTGAAGTCAAACGTTCGGGTTATTCTAAACCGAACTCGTATAAAGCGACAACGCCGACCGACCTTTTGTTTCAACCTGAACACTCATACGAATCTGCGCCAGTTCCGCGAAATCAAGTCAACGTCGCACAACCTCAAAATTCTCCATTATCGCGTGTTTTTTCTGAACGCGATAATGGAAATGAACACCGCGAAAAATGCGGAACTGACCCGCGCTCTAAGGACGCGAAACTGAGCCGCGTCTCAGGGGATGCGGAACTCTATAAAGAACTAGAAAAGAATTCTAAAGAACTTATACAAGAGGAGAAAATGAACATGGAACAAAATGGCAAAATTGTATTTGCGGCTTTTGCCGATTGGGCAAGCAGCAGACTCACGAAGTCTTCTAACGAGGATATTCAATCGGTACTGCATGGAACAAAAAAATACAATGAACTATCGGATTCAATAAAACTAACATACAGCAAATATAAGAACGAAGAATATCCGAAGCTTCAGAGGGTCTCGTGATGGTATCAACGTCGTTAAACGTAGATCACAGACAACTGGAGATTTCAATCCGTTGGCACCTTAACAGCGGATACCGAATCGAACGAACGGTAGAGATTCTCGCAGACCGGGGAGCGACAAGAGAGTTAGTCGATTCAGTTTGGGAAAAAATGGAACAAGAGCAAGAGGCTCTAAGGAGAGTAGGGAAATGAGTCAAAATAAATTATTGCGACAATACGAAGTTTACAACTTCGCAATCAAGGAGGAGGGGATGGAACTTCGATTTCGAGACAATTATTCGAAACGTGCATTCGCGCTTCCAGAGTTGGCAATTTCGGACGAGAAATTTATAGCAGCGTTTAATGCATTCAAAACGGACGTGAATGCAGTTTGCGAAATGGATCTGGATCCGGAAGATGTTTTCTTGATTCAGCCCACGCAGGTGATCTTTTCCTATTCTCTGAAACACGGTCTTCAAATTCAAATCGAAGCTATCAAAAAATTAGCAGAGAGTGGTGACGCGTGGAAGATCAAAACACCAAAACGTTTTGAAAAACATCGGATGAAAGAATTGAAAATCGCTGAATCATTCTTCGCGCGGATCGAGAATTTCAAAGACCAGGCAAACCGTATCATTAGAGACGGGAACTTGGTTCAAGTCGCGAAAGTGGCAGAACAGCCATTGCTGTTCAATCGGAACGACGCGGCATGAACGCTGAACAAAAAATCAAAGAACGTCCAATTTTATTTTCGAGAGAAATGGTCGAGGCGATACTGCACGGGAACAAAACTCAAACTCGCAGGATTGTGAAATATCCTGCGATTAGAAATAAATTTCCGATGCACATTAGAGACGATATTTGGGGATGGGGGACGAAACCGCGTGACGGAAATCAAGCCTGTAGAAGCGAAGATGTATTCAAATGTCCTTATGGTAATCAAGTGGATCGACTTTGGGTGAGAGAAACATTTGGAATTACTAAAAATATAAATAATATCGAGAACTGGCCGGATCGCCCTCACAGGAGGATTAACGAAAACACAGTTTATATCTATAAAGCGGACGGATATTGGAATTGGTGCGATGAAGATGGTGAGACTTCATCCAAAAGTTTTTGGAAACCGTCTATTCACATGCCTCGAATAGCGTCCAGAATTACATTAGAAATAAATAATATACGAGTCGAGAAACTCAATGAAATTTCGGCCTCAGATGCCGAGGCCGAAGGGATTCAATTCATGAGAGATATTCCGGATGCGGACGAAATGTTGAGTCCTACGCAGCTTTTTGAGGTTTTGTGGGAGTCTATCAATGGCCCCGATTCGTGGAAATTAAACCCATGGGTCTGGGTGATCGAGTTTAGCGTAGCATGAAACCTCAACGCGACATTACAGTTGACGATTTCTATGGAGCTCTCGAAGAGGGGGTCCGTAGAGAGGCGGAACGGAAAAAATACGTTCCATCGGACCGGGAAGCGCGCGGCCCTTTTTCCGAAGAGAAATATTACAAGGCCATTTCTATGAAAACTGGAGAACTGTGTTTCGCGTCTCGGATCCGTCCAAGTGGCTGGGAAACAGGTGAGGAGGCCCTCTATCAAGTAGTTCGTTGCAACGATAAAAAAACTCGCTGGCTCGGTGCCTCTGATTTTGTTACGCAATTTAAACGCCTTGAGGGGAAACCGGAACCCCTCCGATTAGACTGGATCGGTTCCGACTACAAAAAAATCGCGATCGACGATAACGAGGATGGAACCGTCCTTCAAGCCGCTTTCGATCGCATGAGACAACGCAGAAGGGAGATTGCATGACAGAGACAAAGGGAATGCCCGGAAGAATCCGTTTTCGAAAAGGAAACCGAGGGCGAAATATAGGAAAATTTAACGATGCTTCAGATCGATTCTGCTCGATCGTCGACGGAACTCCGCAAGGATCGCAGCCGACTATCTGGTTGGGATTCGAATCAGGGGACCGGATGCTCCTGAATCCCCATATCGCGAGGAAGGTCGCGGAAGTTCTGAATCGATTCGCAGAAAAAGGGACACTCGATGAGCAAAACTAAAGAAAGGCGGTTTGAGAAGTCGCCGTTCGATCCGTTGACGGAAGCGCTTCTGATCGGAATCGATCCGGGTGTGGAAACAGGCCTTGCAGTTTGGAACAAGGATACACAACGATTAACGCAAGTTGCGACGTATTCCGTTCTTGAAGCACAGGAAGAAGTGAAGTCCTATAATTCTTGGGGTGTTCCGATCTGTTTAATCATCGAGGATGCAAGAAAGAGAAAATGGTTTGGGAAGAACTCTGAGAAGAAACGCCAGGGCGCAGGCTCCGTGAAGCGTGACTGCAAACTTTGGGTAGAATTCTGCGAACTGAATAAGATTCCATATCGACTCGTCCACCCGCAGAGGGGCAAAACAAAACACACGCCTGCCGAGTTCCGGACTCTTACCGGTTGGACGGGCCGAACTTCGGAACACTCCCGTGACGCGGCCATGTTGGTTGTGGGAAGGGGGAGATTTTGAATGTCTTGGAACTTTTCGCTGGCTCTGGTGGACCGCATTAGAGCCATTGGAGATGGGCAGGTTCCGGGAGTGGTTGAACTTGCATGGAAAATTTTAAGTAAGGAGTTTCAAATATGAATTTAACAAAAAATTTCACAGATACAAATCCGGATTTCTTCCGGTGTTCCGAATGCGGATTCGAGCATAAAACAAACAACGTGGATTGTATGAGCTGTGGAGGCATTCAGACAATGAAAGGACAGATCTATCAATTCCGATCTCGGATAGTTTCCGTTCCTTCTTCGAACCATGAGGTTGACATTCTCGTCTGTCCTTCCTGTGGAATTCGAACACCTTGGCTCATATCGCATTGTATAAGATGTTACATTCCTATGCATGAGATTGCCTACTGATGAGCATCAATCGCCCCGTCCTCAAATACAACGGAGGAAAATTTCTCCTGGCACCATGGATCACATCCTTTTTTCCGGAACACGATACTTTCGTCGACGGTTTTGGAGGAGCAGCTAACGTACTTTTACAAAAGTCGCGCTCTCGTGTAGAGTATTATTTCGACCTCGATTCGGAAGTTACGAATTTCATGCAAATATTAGGACGGAGGGATTCGGCCAAGGAGTTGATTCGGAGAATCCGTTGGACTCCGTACGCCAGAGAAGTTTTCGAGATGTCGATTTCCAATCCTCTTGAAGATCCGATCGATCGCGCCTTACAGTTCTGTGCCAAGTGTTGGATGAACATGGGTCAGAATCGCAGTTCTTCCGGAAGCTTCCGGACGCATGGAAATTTAGATAAATCCGGCGGATATATCCCGGCTCGTCTTTGGACAGATTTGAGCCCTTATTATCAAGCGGCTACTCGATTGCGTGGAGTAGTTATCGAAAACCGTTCCTTCCTAGAAGTTGCGAGCGGCCTCGATCGTCCAAACACGTTATTTTTCCTCGACCCTCCGTATCTTGGATCGGTTCGAGGATCCGGCGATCTTTACACTCACGAGATGAAATCGGCGATCGAACATGAGAGCTTGTTAAACCTGATTCTTTCTTTAAACGGAATGGTGATCATCTGCGGATATCCGTCCGATCTCTACGCGTCGAAACTCGAATCACAGGGTTGGAAAAAGGTAACTAGGGAAACACGGGACAACAAGAGACGCGAACGGATCGAAGCGCTTTGGTTGAATCCGCTTGTTCAACAGAGGTTAGCAGAACGCGAGCCGGAATTATTTGAGGTGGGAGTATGAATTCCGAAAACGAAAATAATATAGTTCAATTTAAAGAACTTGGAACATGGTCAGTTAAAAGATCTAACAAGAGAAGTGAATGCAATCATGATTCTGCTTATATAGTTGAAGGATCTCCGTATCTCCAATGCCAAACCTGCGAAGAGGATTTAGATCCAATTTGGTTTATGACTCGCATTGTGAAAGAAGAACAGGTGAAAGAATGGAGAGCGAAACGCTTAACGGATAAACAAATGAAATCTAAACCAGTTTTTGAATTTTCACCAGATGAACAGCATGAAATGGAATACTCCACCCACATACGCAGTAGATTCGGCCGTCCGATAGTTCTCGCGTCTAATAGTTTAAATAATCTCAAAGAGGAGATCAAAAGTAGACGCATATTGCTTGCCTGGATTCAATGCGAAACTGGTTCTTTCAGTTATGGTCAGAGTCTGGTTGATGCATATCCCTATCAGCCAAACTATAATAGGATAAACAAATGAAATCTAAAATCAAAATTTTACGCATGGTAGTGGATCTTAAATACACACTCCTGAGACTGAGGCTACAAAACAGTTATAGCATAATAGGCAACATAGATAAATCTTTTATATGTGTTTTACTAGAACATGATTATGGGCCACATGATTGGGTCAAAAAGATTCTTGTATTCGAGTTAGATTATGTTGATGGTCAGAACGAACTCCCAGATCATGTGATATTTGAGATTGGGGGATTGGGATTCTGGCTGAGTATTTGGATTCGGGTGAAGAAAGCAAAGAATGGGAAGATCTACGGAGAAAAAGGGGTAACACGATGAAAAAATTAGTAACAATTACAATAACGCATATGGCAGAAGTAACTATACCGGATAACATAATTCCAGAATTATTAAACGATTATAGGGATACAATCAATGAGGTTTCAAATGAGAGCACTTTATTTAAAACGGCAGCCATGGGTTATTGTCTCGATGGGGAGAGTGAGTTTATAGAGGGGATCGGAAATTTAAAAGAGCAAGGGATAGAAATAGTAAGAACTGATACAAGTTATGATTTTGATTTGGAGGAATTATGACAATGCAACGTAATGAGTATATCGCTGAGAAGATTTTAGGATGGGAAAAATTCTATTCACAAATTTCAGGCTGGTCTTGGCGAACTCCAAAAGGTGATCTTTTTTTCAAGCTTCCTGATTTCGAATCTTTATCTGAATGGACTGGCCCGATCTGTGACGTCGTGTTGCCGATGCTTGCGGAAGAGGATTTATTTATCTACCCTTATAATTCTGGACGTGTTGAAATCAGGGAAGCCTGTGTACCAAATCCTTTTAAGATTACTGATTCTGAAAAAATAGATGAAATTTGTTTTACTCATGGTTTAAGCCTCATTTCAGCCCTGATTGATGCTCATATGAAAATCTCAGAGGAGAAAGGGGAGCAGTGACCAACTTTGAAATCTTCGCTCTCGTGACCGGATACACGCTTGCTATTACCGTCCTTGGTTGGTCTGCCATTGGACTATTTGTAGTGCTACCAATCTGGTGGTTTGTGAGCGAGTTTTTTCCAGACAAACCGAAAACTGAATCGGGGATCGTAGTAAATAGGATCTTTCAAGGCAACGAATACGACCTGGAATCTTTCGAAGAAGAGTTATCGAATCGGATTCAAAATGCAATGCCGCCATCGAAAGAGCTGGTTGCCTTCGACGCAATACAGGAAAACTTTTCGTCTGCTTTTGAGAAGGCGGTCGAGATATTGAATTCCGAAGAAACCGAGTCAATCACACGACCCAACGAACGATAGGAGACCAATAGGGAAACTTTCCCTTGAAAAAACACACATCCTCGAAGAAAAAACCGGGAAAAAAACCCAGAGAATCCTCCCCCGTCGGAAAAAACAACCCTCCGACAGATACGCAATTCCAACCAGGTAACGACGGCCACGGTGGCGGAAGAAAACCCGGGACACTCAACTGGAAAACCGTTGTCTCGCAAATCGGCAAGGAACCGATACCTCAAAAATATATAGAGAAGTTGCGGAAGAAAGGATGGATTATTCCTGAGGGTGCGGATTGGCAAAACTCTCTCGTCCTGGGGATGTTCTATGCCGGAACCGGCGGAGACTCAAAGGCCGCGCAATGGATCTCGAATCACTCCGGAGGAAACATTTCGGAAGCGGTCGATCTTCTCAACAAAGTCAACTTGGAAAAATTATCGGAGACGCAACTCAAGCGAATCCTGAACGGTGAGGATCCTGTCCAGGTTCTGATTGGCGATTATATCGACACTCACGGCTCAGCTCAAAGCTAAGATTGCCTTAGAGCTCAAGCGGAGGGCGAAGGAGAAAGCCGAGGAAAGAAAACTCACTTTCCGCGAATGGCTCGTCATCTATGCTCCTCACTTCAAATTCTTCCGACACACTGAAGTAATCATCGCGCAACTCCAACGCGTCGCGGACGGGGAACTCAAGCGGCTGATGATCTTCATGCCTCCCCGACACGGAAAATCGGAGCTCGTATCCCGTCTCTTCCCAGCATATCTCCAATACTATCGGACCGGGTGGAACATTGGTCTCTGTTCCTACTCTGCGTCTCTCGCTGTGAACTTCGGAAAAATCGCGAGAGACTACTTCCTCAAGACAGGCGGCGCGGCCACAACGAAACGAAAGGACCACTGGACCGCGTATCATGGCGGCGAGATGTGGTCGGCCGGGGTAGATGGGTCAATCACCGGAAAAGGTTTCCACGTCGGGATCATTGACGACCCGCTCAAGAACTGGAAGGAAGCGAAGTCCGACACCGTTCGAAAGGCGATTATCGACTGGTATCTGACCACATTCTACACCCGGAAAGAACCGGATGCCGCGCTTATCATTTGCATGACCCGTTGGTCGCTCTATGATCTTTCAGGATGGATGCTTGATGAGGAGAAGGGAGAGGATCTCGAGAAAGAAAATTGGCACATCCTCAACTTCGAAGCGCTAAAAACGAATCTGCACTTTGCTTTCCCGGATTCCTGCACCGTCGAACCGGATTGGCGTAAGGAGGGAGAGGCGCTCTGTCCGGAACGTTACCCGGTCAAGGAACTCGAAAAGATACGAAGACGCCTCGGGACTTTTTATTTCGCGGCCCTCTATCAACAGAATCCGATCGTAGGGGACGGTGGAATTTTCAAACGCGACTGGATTCTCGAATGGACCGAGCTCCCTCCCGGAAAGCAGACAATTATCCAGACATGGGATCTAACGTTCGACGACACGGAAGAATCGGACTTCGTGGTTGGTACGGTCTGGGCGAAAATCAATACGGATTTCTACCTCCTCGATCGGAAGCGCGGCCGTATGGACGTGATCAAGACTATAAACGAAATAAAAGCTATGCGACGCAAATGGCCGAGAACCGCTAAGATCCTGATCGAAAAGAAAGCGAACGGGGCCGCGGTGATAAGAATGTTAAAACGGGCGATTCCTGGAGTCACTCCATACGAACCGGGATCCGACTCAAAGCCGGATCGGGCGAGAGCGATCGCTCCGCTCTTCGAAGCTCACCGTGTATTTATTCCTTTTCACGAAGCATGGAAAGAGGAATGGATTCGTGAACACACAGAATTCCCTCACGGGAAAAACGACGACCAAGTTGACTGCACGAGTATGGCTCTTGCAAACCTTGAGCATGATGCGACCGGTTCCCGAAGCCTGAATCTCGGAAACTCGTGGAGTAAAAAAATACGTTGACAAATGAAATTCTATAAACCTACACTAAAAACGTTCTCGGCCTACCGTAGCCTCAGCGGCCCGTTACCATACGTTCGATTCTCGGAGATGTATGTTTAACTTTACGGGCAAAACAAAGAAGATCATTCGAAAGACTCTCCAGGCAACCGCGGAAGGATTCCGATCGTGTGCCGAAATCCTCGCCTCTGTATCTCGTCCCGAATCCTACAATTCCAAGACCTACAAAACACCCGAATCAAAACGCCGAGCCCTGCGAAGCAAATACGAAGCCGAAGCAGACAAAGGCTCTTCCCTTGTTCGCACTCTTATCGACAACCTCGTGACTTGGATTTCGGGAAACGGAGTCAACGTTTCGCTAAAGAACGACGATGCGAAGTTTGAGAACCTCAAAACCGACATTGGCCGGTTTCTCGAATACAACAGGTTATACTCTTCCGGATTCCAAAACCATGTAAGGAACGGCCTCTTTGATTCCGAAGTCGCCCTCGACTTAACGAAGACGAAACACATTCTCTTTGACCGTGAATACGTTCGAGTCAAGTATCTCCGGAAAGACCTCTATAAATACGATACAGTTGTGTCTGCCGAGGACAAAGAGACGGTCGTTCAAATCAAGTGGAAGAACGAAAAGACAACCAAGCCGGTTACTCTCGATTACAAAAACTTCGTTCTCGTAAACTTCGGGAAGAATCCTAAACTCGGGAATATCCTTCCCGACCTGGATCGCCTCGACGAAATCCTCGAGAAGTTCGGGAACTCAAACAACCTATTCGGGATCCCGACTCCGGTTGGAAAAACTTCTACGATCGAGGACGCAGAGTCTACAATTCAACGGATCTTAACACCAATCAAATATGACGACGATGGGAACGAGATAGAGCAGGGAGAACCGAACTGGGAACCGGGCCAAATGATGGTCAGTCCGGTGGAGTGGAAATTCCTCGAACCTTCCGGCTCTGGCGCGGACTCGTTCATAAAGGAATTTAATGTCCGGATCCAGAAGGTCTCAGGCGCTTGCGGAACTCCGATTCATCTCCTCGGATTCGTTTCCCTTTTCGGAACGAACGCCGGCGCGGAATCTACCCTCGAGCAGATCAATACGGCCATCACCGGGATTCGAGAAATCTGGAAAGAAAACCTTTATGAACTTATCGTCAAAGCGATGTTGCTCCAAGGATACTCGATCGACCATTTAGAAGAAGCAGGTATCACGATCAATCTTCCGTTCGCTACTTTGATTCAGCTTCAAATGATCGCGACTTACTGGTTGCCGTTGTATATGGAAGGCCTTATCGATCGAGATACGATGATCGAAATGTTGCCCGGGATCGATCCAGAAGTCATCAAAGAACGCCTCAATGCGATTGACGAAAAGAAAAATAAGGACGCCGAAGCGGATTTTTCCAACCAGGACAAGACGACCAAACTTCAACCGAACGCGAAAGCAGGAACGAAAGAGAATATGAAAACCATTGCGGCAGCTTAAACTTCAAAGTTTCTCCCTCCCTGACACATTTATCAAGGACAATCTTTCCGTCTCCGAGTTCGAAAGACTCAAAGCAAAATTCAAATCGCCGTTCTTAAAAGCCTGGGTAGCAATCCAGGAGGGGATTTCGAATCCATTCTCGATCACCGAAGGTCGTTCGATCGACATTCATTGGAATAAAGACGTTGTTCAAAAAGCACCACTAAAAACGGGAATTAAGTTTTTCGAGGGTCACGCAAAAGACAATTCAACGAAGAACCGAATCGAACAGGGCGAAATCGCAAAGATCATCGATCTTGAAATCGATGGAAAAGCCACGAAAGCAATTATCGGCGCCTTTCCTGAATCAAAGAAATCCCTCGTTCAAGCAAAGGATATCATATCGATGGAGTTCGACGCAGATCTGGACGAGGATGATTCTCCTGCACCAGTAGCTGAATTCATCGGTCGCGCGATCGAATCGATCTCAGCGATCGCTCTCGGTGAATCTAAAACAGACACCCCGGGTTTCCCGGGAGTTCGTGCGCTTTCCGAACTTCAAGCATTCAATCAAAACATCTCAGAAGAAAAACCAAAAGGAAAAACACAAATGCCCACCATAGAGGAAATCATGGCAGGACTGAACACTGACATAGTTCGATCCTGGATAACAAAGAACAAAGACGTATATGTCGGTATGGTATTCCCGGAAGACCGATACATGCCCGATTTCATCGAGGATGAGAACGCAAAGGGAACGGGAAGGGGCCACTATAAGAACGGAGAAAAATCAATTCGAAAACTCCTAAACGATCATCAAGAAAGAGTGAATAAAACTCTTTCTGAAATCGACACAGAAAGAAAGGAGAATGCTCTTAAATTGGAGCGGACGACTGCGGCCGCATCAGTTTTGGAATCGATCAAAGGCAAGAAAATTCCTGAAGGAGTTCGTAAGGAAATCGAAAGTCGAATTCAGGAACTCGACATTGAAGCATATAAAAAAGACAAAGCCAAAGCGATCTCTCAATTCGTGGATCTGGTTTTAGATTCGGAGTTAAAAGTAATCGCTCGCCATCAAGGCGATGACCAGGCTAAGAAACTTCGGGAAGAATGGTTAAAAGAAGGAGCTCCGACTAAAGCAAAACCTACAACCGATAAACTCCCAGAACCAGAACGTCCCTACATAGAGGAACCGACTGATGAAGATGATCCTGACGCTCTCTCTCTTCCCGGAGATGACGATTGAAAGTTCTCTTATTCCGCACGACCGCGGACTTGATCGACAGCGAATCTCGTGCGATCTTGAGAAAAGATTTCATCGAACCGCACGAGAAGGAATATCCTTTCGAAGAGGGCAGAGAGGATAACTTTCGTTCCTTGTTTTCAGAAGGTTTTAAGGATATCGACTTGTCGCAGTATGAAAACATTGTTCGAGTCGAGGTTGAATGCCTTTGGGATGAAACTTCCATCACTCCCGGAAGCCAAGTTATCGAAGGCAAAAACGCACCTTTTCTTTTCACACTAAACGGTGTGGCGTCAGAATTTTCGGACAACGGTTTCTTTTCGAAAGGTGGCGGAGTCAGTTCCCTTTCACTTCGGCCGGCGAACCCGGTTGATATCGGAGAGATAGTTGAAAGCAAAGTCAAATTTAGAGTTTTAATATGCGCGAAGTAAAATTCTTGACGTATTATATTTCTTGAGTATTCAATAATCATCTGTGCTGGCAGTCATCCAGTCTCGGCGTTTTTGGGCGCCTTAAACTTTTCCAAACTCGTCCCCATACGTTCAATCCACAATAGGAGTTACCGTATGGGTACTGCTCTGTCATTCAAGGACTTCGACGATAGGAAGAAGCCGCTTAGACCCGACGTAAGGGATGCGATGGAAAGACGCGCGCCTGTCGAGCCTGAGACTTCTCCGGAAGGAAATAAGTCCAAATCAAAAACAAAATCCGCGCCTGTCGAGCCTGAGACTTCTCCGGAAGGAGGAACGAATGGCTAAAATCATTATCGCTCACCTTCCGGGTGAAGATCCTCAAACATCCGTTGTTGCGCCTACTGACCTTCTCAAAGGACAGGTCGTTAAGGTTGGTAACATCCTATACGTTGCCTATGTAAATGCCAAGGCAGGGAACAGCGTAACAGTTCACGTAGAAGCGAACAAAGCGACTGCAACAAAGGCGAACCCTGCGGAAGTAATCGGGCAATTCGACACGATTTACTGGTCTCCGACCGGTGTAACAAAAACGGCTTCGGGAAATACGAAGTGCGGTATCGCACTGGAACCGTCGTCTGCGAACGATGAAGACATTCGTATTCTCTTCAAAGGAACGTTAGGAGCTTAACAATGCCTGAATTGTTAGTTAAGCCGGAAGATGAAAGAAAATTCTGGCACAAAATTGAAGCTTTCTCCGATCCGGAGAAAGAACCAGTAAATCGAATCAAAGCGCGAGATGAGCTGAACAAGATCATTAAGCACTATGTCGAGCGTCCGTTCCGCCAAGGAAAGAAAAAACTTCAGGCGTTCAAACAGCAACGTCAACGACTGCAAGCGTTCAACGGAATCACGAATATGGAAGACCTTCCGTCTCTCTTTACCGATACCGTAAGCGTTTATATGGATTCCGATCAGGACGCCGATCTTTATTTCAACGCACTTTTCGAGGAAGTTCGAACCACGCCCGGTTTGGATTATTTCGAAATCTCTGATGTAAAATCTGGAGTTAAGTGGAAAAGATTGAAAGAAGGCGAACGTGTCGAGCTTAACGGCTTCACTGGAGACTCTTCTCAGATTTTCCTCGAACGCTTCGGCGCCGCGATCGGTGTGTCGGAAGAAACCATTCGATACAAGAAGATGTGGAAGATCATCGATGACGTGAAAGAATTTAGATTCGCTTACATCAATGAGATGGGAGACGTCCACGGTGTGCTCTTGGACGGGGCCGCTCAATTAGGCGTATCCGCAAACTACTACCAACAGCATCTCTCCTCTGCTCCAACGCTCGTCGAGAAGGATCTTGAAACGCTAAATTCAGCTGGTTCAAAGATGGTTACACAACTATCCGGTAGACCCTACGGGAATATGGCGTATCCGAGCTTGATCTTGTTGGCCGATCCCTCCCTAAGAGGTCGATTGAATAAGGTTCTAAATACCTTAATTCAACCAGTACAAGGTTCGGCTAACGCGCTCGATTGGAACATTTCCGTTCTCTATACGACCAACAAAGTCGCCCTTCCAGACAAGAACCGCGCGAAATTGATTTTACCATACCGTAAAATTAAGATGGGTATTGAGGAAGAACTGAGAAAATATGCGGCCACTGACCCGTTTACCCTCACTCACGCGATGGCTTGCTATTCCTGGAGAGGTGCTGGTATCGGAGACAACGACCAAATCATGGAAGTTAGGTTCGCGTAGATTTCCGTGATCGTAACCTTGAACGAAGCAGACGAATACAATCTCGCTCGAAACCGAGCGGATTGGAAAACCAAATCTACCGAGGCGAGGCGCGCGTTGCTCCTCGTCGCTGAGGATGATATCCTGCTTCACCCAAAGTTACGAATTTCGGAAAACGATGAGAAATCCGGAACGCTGAAACGCGCCGTGTTCGAACTCGCGTATTTCCGTATCAACGCTCAGACGGAAAGAGATCCATCTCTCGCAGGAGTAAAATCTAACGACTACGAGGAATCTTACTTTTCTCCGAACGTTTTGAAAATGGCGAACGCCGACGGATACCGCGACTCGAACTTTCCAGGTTGGCCCGATCGGGTTATCAATCTTTTGAAACCCTGGCATGTGATAACATCTCTTCGGAGATCTTTGAGGACGCGTTCGTAATGGCAAAGGAACCGGGCGAAGGTTGGGAGTATGATTTTCTCGATTCGGATGGCGTCGTTCGAAAGAACCCGTTCGATACCAAAAAGTTAAAGGAGGAATACAAACTCCTCCTTTCCAACTTCAAGACCGTTCAAAGCCGACTCGACAAGCTCGTAAAATCTGCGATCGAGAACGGAAGCACTTCCCGCAAATATTGGGAGGAGCGCCTCGCTCAAGCGACTACGATCCTGGACGATCTCGTTGAAATCTGGAAAGACGGGTTTCCGAGTCTTGCCGAAAAAGGCTTTGTTCAAGGAACGACTCTCGCGGATTTCGTTCTGAATTCCGATCGGGTCTATTCTCGTTTGAAGAAAGACCAGAGATTCTCCCGACAACTTACCCGACTCGCTGGACCGTTCACCGATACGAATGTCGTGAACGCGATTTACGAGGACTCTCTCACTTACCTGGAGGCGGCCGCTTCCGGAGGAAAAAAGAAGATCGAGTCCGTGTTCAAAGCGACGAAACAAAAGGTTCTCGCGGAAACGCGAATCAACAAGCAGTTAGCCGATGGAATCCTGACGGATGCGAATTGGAAGACAGCGAAGAAGAACCTCGAGACCGCTTTCAATCGGAAGTTGAAACGAGCGGGAATTCCGGAAGGAAACTACCTCGAGATCAATAGAAGAAACTACAACGTTGAGGCATATTCCGAGATGCTCACGCGCACACGTCTGCGGGAAGCACAAACCGCCGGAGTTAAAAAATACGCCGAGCATTCCGGGAACGATCTCGTTCAGGTTTCGGATCACGGTACGCATACGGAAATTTGCCAAGAGTTTGAGGGAAAAATCTATTCGATTTCCGGAAATTCGGAGAAATACGAACAGTTGAAGATGTGGACGCCGTTCCACCGGAATTGTCTCCATGTAATGTGTATATTTTTCAATGTCGTGGAATTTCTGGGATACGATCCTTATAAGGATGCTGCCTGATGCAAAAGTTTTTGATTAACGCAAAGGTTCTGCTCCGGAAACCGGTTTACGATAACGATAACAATATTGTTCCCGGAACGGATAAGGCGTATTCGGTTGATGCTCACGTTCAGGCCTCGTCAAAAGTTCTGGTCGGAAAAGACGGGGGAGAAACCAAGGCTTCGTATTTTATTCTGATTTCGGAAGATGTTTTGCCAGCGGAGTTGCCCGCCTCGGAAAGCAAGGGATGGGAAATCAAACTCCCAAACGAAACTGACTGGTTCAAAGTTCACGACGTGAAGCCGCCAGCCGGAAGGTATCTCAGGAACGTGCAATTCTATCTAACATGACATTCCGTGTTCGTTTCGATTTTTCGAAACACGTTGTTGGCCTCAAGGCTTACAACGCCGCTTTTATGGAGGCAGCAGGGGAGACATTGGAACAGAACGTCGGGCCGATCGTCGTGAACGATGCGATCAACAAGGAACCGAAACCGTTCTTAGACACAGGCTTTCTTCAAGGTTCTTCTGCGATCGGAGTTTTCAAGCGGAAGGTTATCGAGAATCCCCTTTCAGTAAAAACTATTCCGGAAGAGGAAAATACTGGGAAAGTTTACGTTCCGTTTCCGTTAGAAAACTTAAAACGACTCGGGATCCTTGTCGGATTCACCGCAAAATACGCAGCAGCACTTCACGATAATCCGAACGCAATTCCGCGCACTGTCTCGCAGAGGAAAAACGTCAAAGGGGAATATATCGTAAAAAAAGCATCCATGGAAGGACGGGGCCCGTTCTGGTTATCTTCTAAAATTACTCGCTATACGGGACCGGTTTATCTTCCAGTTTTCGCAAAAGGAATCTCCAACCGTTTGTCTGGGAGACACTTTTGAGAAAGTATCTCGACGTCGCTCCGATCTTTACGTTTTATCTGAGAAGCCGATTCCCTCAACTCGCGCCAAGAATTTATCAGGAGGAGTTGAATGCAAACGCACCGAACAATTTTATTCTCGTAAAAAGAAGACCTGGGAATTCTCCGGATAAGTATTCCGTAAAACATACAACGAAATCGGTAAATATTATCTTTCAGGATACAACTGAAAAACTCGCTCGACAAAACGCATTCAAAATATACAATGAAATCGGAGAGGACTTTAACGTTCTCTTAAACGTTCCAGCGTTACTTCTGGACTCGGAGGGTGCCGGCCCTCCTTCAACTCCTTCCGGAACCGTTCCCATACGTTTGAACCGAATCAATCCGATTGATGAGCCGTATCCACTCGGTCTTCTCGATAAGGGATTCTTTCAGTTTTCGCTCAACTACAACGTAACAGGGAGATTCCTCAAACCATGAGTTTAATCATCGACCCGATTCCCGGTAATGGCGGGATGAACATCTTCGGACAAAAAGACGGAAAGGCCGGGCCTTTGCGTGCATTCCACAGAGTAGAAACTCAACCTCTTCTCGTTCCGACTTTTTCAACCGGCGGAGTAACGTCCAACTCGCTGGCAACTTCGGCAGATCTTACGAGCCAGTTAAGTGCGGGCGATTACGTCCGACTCGAAACGGTCCCACGAGCTACCCTCGTTTTCATAAAAGAAATTGATGCAGCCTCGATAAGGATGGGGGCGCCAGATGTGGACGCGGACGGGAATAGAGCGGATCTACTTCTCAGCATTCCAGCGCTCACAACCGGACGCAAGTGGGAACTCGTCGATATGGGCGAAACCACCGAGGACGGAATCACGATCAAATTTGAAGAAAAGGTTGCTCCGATCAAGTTTGCAGGACAAGGAGAAAGCGAGGCGAATCATTTTACGAGTGGCGTAGACTGGTCCGTATCCCTTGCGCTCGGTGAACTCAGTTTAGAAAAACTCCATACGATCATTCCAAGAGCGGCAATTCCTACACGCGATACGGATGGAGAAATCGAGGCCATGTCTTTCGTTCGTCCGATCGGTTATAACTTCAAGCGAAACGCGAGAAGGTTTTCCGTTGTTGCATACGGAGAAGGCGAAGCTCTTTCCAAGAATCCACGGGACAGAATGGATTTTTGGCTCCTTCAATTCAGGTTCAACTCCGATCAGAAGCGAAACGCTACGAGCCAAGTCGCGCTTACGTTGGACGCAATGGCATATCCGGACAAAACAAAACTCCTTAACGGCCGCCCCGTTATCGCATCAATCAACCCCGAGGCCGTCATTTTCGACGCGTAAAAGGAGGCTAAAGACAATGGCAGACACAAATACGAATTCCCCGGATGCAAAGGGAAAGAGCATAACCACCGATCTAAAGTTTCCCGATTGGATCGAGGATAACGGTTTCGGAACTTTCAAAGTTTTTGATAGAGAAAAACGAATCTTGATCCATCGCGGGTGTGCAACGCGCGATGAGGCTGTTCAAGAGGTCGAGAAGTATCTCAAGAAAAGGAAAAAATAAATGGCTGAGAATCGACGTTATCAATTCAGAGCAGAACCGTTCAAAGTTACGCTTGTGCGTCCGGACGGTACGTCGTATCCAATTCCGACGCATGACGGAACTGGAATTTTTAGGGCGTCGATTCTCGATCAAATTACAGAGAACTATCAAGCGAAGACAAAAGAAATGGATGATCTCAAAAATGAGATCAGTCCGTTCTCCGGAGTGGATCCTACACGTTTGAGTACGGAACAAACGGATCTACTCGATCGATTCCGGAAAGCGGGAATCGATATCTCTCGGTATTATTTCGATTATTGCAAGGCTGCGATTCCGGATCTGGAAAAACACCTGCTCGAAATGGACCAGATCCCGAGAGATCAGATCAACGTTTTTATCACGTATCTCGTAACAGCCACGCTTGGAGGAAGCTCCGCGCAACCGGAACTTAAAAAATACACGCCCGAGGAATACGTAAAAAAAAACAGAAAGAACAAGCGGAGGCGGAAGAACAAGCAACTCTCCGGATCATCGCAGACGAACGTTACCGAAGGTGGAACTACTCAAAGCCTGAGATAGATTCCTGGAACGCATACGGGAGGATTTGGAGATACAAAGCAAACAAGGCTGTAGATAGCGAGAAACGATTCGAATACATCAATGACACTCTCGCTTCTTCGGGGATTTCCGAGAAGATCTACAACGACCATTTTTATGAACTCCAAACGTTTTACGACAAAATGATGTCTTTACCAAAAATTCTAAGGGAGATTAAAGAGGCCAAGCCGATTCCATCGGATGACCTTCTCGATATCTTTGTATGAGTGGATCCGCCGCCACAGTCGAGTCCGTAGTCGCTGGTATCGAATTTGATACCGCGCCCTACGAATCCGGATTCCGTCGCATTATTCAGATCACCCAAAATGGCGGACATGCTTTTACTGATCTCTCTTCTAAGGGCGCGCGCGCATTCGATCAGATCCAAAAAAGTACGTCAAAGACCGGGAATACCCTAAACGATCTTAAAACAAAACTTGAACGTCTTAACGGAATCCTCGGGAACACTGCTGTCGGATCCAAACGTGCTGATCAGATCATTGCAGAAATCCGTAAAACGGAAGCGGCAATCGCGAAAGCTTCCGGTACGATTCAGAACGAGTCGAACAAAGCGAAGGGGAGCTGGATGGGTCTCCTCGGCGCGCTTGGTGTATCCGTTGCAATCAACGGGATTTCCAATCTCGTCCAGGGTGCTCTACAGGTTTCCGGTGCATTCGAAAAATATCGCGCAGTTTTAAAAAACACTCTCGGAGACGAACAACGCGCGGCTGCATCGATGAACATGATCGCGAAATTCGCGGCCACAACTCCATTCCAGGTAAACGAACTCACTTCTAGTTTTGTCAAACTCGCGAATCGTGGACTCGTTCCGACGGAAGAGGAAATGAAAAGGTTAGGGGACATTGCAGCATCACAAGGGAAGTCGTTCGACATGATGACCGAGGCTGCACTCGACGCGATGACCGGAGAGTTTGAACGACTCAAGGAATTCGGGATCCGTGGTTCTTCTGCGGGCAACAAAGTTACTCTCTCGTTCAAGGGGGTTACGACTACAGTTGAGAAATCCGACGCCGCAATTACAAAAGCAATTCTTGGTTTTGGAAAAATGGAAGGCGTTGCCGGTTCGATGGACGCGATTTCCAAAACTTGGGAAGGGCAAATGTCCAACTTGATGGACACTGTTGACGAGCTGAAACGGGCCATAGGAGACGACTTCGCGGACATGGCCAAGGCCGCTGTTGCTGCGATTAAGGCGACTCTCGACGCAATCCTCAAATGGAGAACGGAAAACCCGGCACTCTTTAAAACGATCGTGCAGATTACGGTAGGATTGACCGGTCTTCTCGCTGCAATCATGGGAGCAGGCGGGCTTATCGTTGCTGCCAAGCTCGCGATTCCAGTCATGGCTAGTCTTGGGATTTCCTTCAACGCAATGCTTGGGCCCATTGGACTTGTGACTATGGCAATCGCCGGAGTAGCCGCCGGGTTACTGCTACTTAAAAATCGAGCAGAAGAGGCGGAGCGTTCCCTCAAATCCGCGATGGATGCGGCGAACGCGGAGATAAAACTGACAAGGGAATTAGCTAAACCAGAACTCGAAAATTTAAAATATTTAAGAGAAGAGAACTCGAAATTACTAAATAGTAAAACCGTCAATACTGAAAAGTATAAACAAAAACTTAATGAATTGATTGTAAGTTTGAAATCGGCCGGCGTCTCCGAAGCACAACTAAAGAATGTTATGAATGTGAACGATAGCAACTACGCTGACTCGGGCCGTATTAAAAAAATCCTCGAATTAAACGAAGCATTAAAAAAAACAACAGGGAACGGAACGGGCCCTGGAAAAACATTTAAAGAAACTAAACTTAGCCTCGATGAACTCATAAAATCATACATCAAAATGGATCAACTTTCGGAGAATGCACTCCAGTTTACCGTCGCGTTTGATGGCGAAAAAGAAGCCGAAGCCTCCATGAAAAGACTTCGCGACTTAGGCGCAGAAGTAAAAAAAGAAATCACATCAGACAATAATGGAAAAGTTCAGATCGAAGTTGAAGCAAAATTTTCGAACGGAACTAATGCGACGGAGCCAAATTTAAGAAAAGCGCTCAATGCAGACGATAAACAAACCAGACCGGTTGTAGTTAAAAAGACCGTAGAAGTAGAACCTAAGGTAAAAATCAAACAGACGAATCTCTCCTCCGGAGTTTTTGAACCTCTTATCCAATCACTCGAAACCAGTAGTGATGCAATTAAAGATTTTTTCCAAACTAAATTCGGCCAAGCTCTGAAAGGTGGACTCTCTGCAATCGGAGAGATGGGCCAGCAGGCCATGGCAATTATTCAGGCCAAAGCACAACTCGCACAAGCGAAAGCCCAACGAGTCGCAGCTGTATCGGGATGGTTGCAAGAATATTTTGACAAACGCGCACAAGAGGAACTCAAACGTGAAACCGACCTGATCGACGCAGAACTCGAAAAGATCAAAGAGAAAAATGACGCTATCCTCGCAGAAGAGGAATCATTCCAGCAGCAACGCGAGGAGATTGAAAGGGAATACCGCGATCGTAAAAAAGTTGAGGAGGACGCGGCGTTCCTCGAAGCGATCGCGAAACGACAAGCTGAATACGATGCTGATAAACTCGCCATCGAAACCAGGATGGCCGACGAAGAGCAAAAGCAAATTGCTCTCGCGAACCTACTTGAAGCTTTCGAGCAAGATAAGCTCGGAATCAAATCAATGTTCGAGCAGAGCTACGAGGATGAACATCAGGCCGCACTCGATAACGTCCAGGCGCAAGAAGATGCCGCCGCGGTCAAAAACACGGAAGCGAAAAAGAAACTCGAAGAAGAACAGAAAAAACTTGAGGCAGATAAAAAGGCCCGAGAGGAACAAGCAGCAAAGGAAGCTGAGGAAAGGAAAAAGAAATTCGCGTGGCTTGAATACGCCGCGAATCTCGCAGCATTCAATACCTCTAAAGTGGCACAGCTCGCACAAATCAAAATGCAGACAGCAATGGGAGTTATGAACGCAATCGCGGCCGGCGTGATGATCGCTTCCCAAACCGGGCTTCCTGGTTTGGTGATTGGTCCTGCTGCTGCGTCTATGTTGTCCGCCCTCATTATCTCCGGTGGAAGTATTTCCGCGGCTGCCGTTGCCGCGACTCCTCCTCCAATGCCTCCGGTGTTCCGATACGGTGGTCCGATCGTCGGACCATCTCACGAACTCGGCGGGGTGAATATCAACGCAGAAGGCGGGGAATACGTCATCAACAAACGTGCAGCTGCACAAAATTACGATACGCTCAAAGCGATCAACGAAGGCCGAAGTGTCGCCGGCGACACAAACAACTATGTAAACCTCACGAATACAAATCAGATCTATGGAATGGATTACGACACATTCGTGGAACGCTTCTGTTCCGACATTGTGGGGAAAATAAGGTCAGCCATCGCCGCATGAAATATTTAATCTACAATACTCACGGCGAATATCTGAATCAGATCCTTGATGACATTGAACCGGATTCTCTGAAACCGACGCACTCATCAATCGAAGCCGGTGGAGAGTATAGAGAGAAACTCGGCGAATACGGATCCGTTTTCGTAGGTGACGGCAAGCAGAGCAAAAGAGATTTCTCTCTTGAATTTTGTTATGCGAATTCAAAACCTCGCGACCTCGACGCAAGAATCGTATTCAACGAAATTGGAGCGTTCTTCTCCGATCCTGAGGAGGACGGGCCATACTGGATAGAGGACATCGATGCGCGCTCACGCGCACGAGTGATGTGGTCCTTGATCGATCCCAAATTTTCGGAAGGGTTAGAATATCGTATTTCACTTGAGAGCGTTCTAAAATTCAGACTCCTTGATGCTCTCTGGGAGGACATCGTTCCGCTGGAAGAAATTTATGATTTGAATAACGAGGACGTGAGAGAGTTTTCGATTCCACGCCACTCTGTTGAACTCAAGCCAATTTTAATCATCAAGGCGTTGAATCCGAATCCGGATTTTGCAATCGATATAGGAAGAATCGACAGAGAGACAGGGGAGTTCCGCGGAAATCAATCGATCCGAATCCAACAAATCAATTTCAATACGAATGACACGATCGTAATCGATTGTGTAGAAGGGCTCGCTCTTCACCAAAAAGTCGGATCCGATCTGAAGAGCGAAAACAAATTCATGATCACAGCCGGCGGCTGGATGCAAATTAAACGTAAGGATCATGCAATCCGTTACCAGGGAACTGGATCAGTAGAGCTGACGCTCCAATTCCGTCCGAGGTATTTTATATAATGGGCTTCGCAATCAAAAACATGGCCCTGAGAGGAACGGGATCGTTCGGATCTACGATGTGGGCCCAACCTCTTCCGTTACAAACGTTTGAAACTTACGAAGACGACGGAAACACCGGTGACGGGCGGATTGATGTTTCGACAGTTTCCGGAACGCTCCTCGGATCTATTCCGATCAATGTTCAAAATACTCGTTGGAGTAAACTCAGGTTTGAGAACGACAGACAGGGTTGTCGTGACATTACGTTCGAACTAAACAGGATGCCCGACTTTCCCATTGAACGTTTTACAAAAATAAAAATTTCGATCCAAGGCGAAGATGTCTGGGGAGGATATGTTTATAGTTATCCTACCGAAGCATTCGACAAAAGACAAAAACTTGAGTTCAAGGGATTTGGATTTCGGGAACTTCTTAAGAAGGTAAAAATTAAACCGATGCCTGGAAAATATCTCTACGAAATCCAGAGGATTACAGAATCTGGTGTAAACATTATTATAGATCTCAATGCTCCGGTTCACGAGGCCGTCAAAGTCGGAGATTATTTTTTCGTAACGGAAGCGTTCGACTCGAAGAACAACGGAAGATACAACGTAATTTCTACAGGCGGGAATCAGATCGTTGCACTCCGCCCAAACGGAGTAAATCAAACAATTCCCCAAGGATTGCTTACCGTTATTCCTTCCGTATGGACAAATGAATCAGCACTCATCTCCGATCTCGTAAAACAAATCGTTACCGAATACTGTACAAACGCAAAAGGAATCTCCAAATCTGTTTCGAGGATCAAAGACACAACTGGGATTCTCTTGGGTGGCCGACTCGATTTCGACAAGATGACGGTCCATCAGGCATTCGAAAAGATTCGTGGAATTCTTGACGGCTGGTATTTGTGGACCGATCCAAACGGACTTGTTGTCCTAAGTCCGGACCCTCCTGATTTGGTCGATATGATTTTCGCACCAGAAGATTGTGTTTTTGAGAGAGACGAGGACCTCGATGAAATCGTGAATCACGTCGAGGTAAATAGGACTAAAGATCGAGATGACTCAACTAAATCTTTTGGTCTTGCAGCCTGGGCGGAAGACCCGACCTCGATTAAGAAGTGGGGAATTTTAGAAAACGAAATTGACGTTCCGAATTATTTCGACAAGCCCATCTGTCAGACGATCGCAAACAACGAACTCACAAGAAAGAGGGAGCCAGTCGAACGGTTCACAACAAAACTCGCGTCGTTTAGAAATTGGAAATTCGGAAAATATAAAATAGTTTCTCCGTGGGGATTCTACAAAGAAATTCTAACTGATCTCGACAGCATGGCTGGGTTCGTTGTTGATGCCGCAATCACCGCAACTCTCAACGACGAAGTTTTAGTAACAGGATACAAGTCTTTAAAACTTTCAGTCAATCCGGCCTCAAGTGGGAAGTGGATAAAGATTCCGATTGGAAAAAGATTCTTGCGATCAAAGAAAATTTTTCTTTACGTTTATTCAAACAAAGTTGGAGAATTTTTTTCTTTTGGATTTGGAGAGACCTCCTGTGAGGAACATACAATTGAAATCCCATCCGCACAAAATGTTTCCTTCCAGCGATACCAAATTGAAATCGAAGCTGCAAATATAGAGTACCTTGGAGAAATCGGATTTAGAATCGACAACGCTCCTGTGCCGGTAGCAGGTCCGAACGGTGGATTAGAAATCTATATCGACGAAGTATCTATCCAATCTTATGGCCGCAAACATTCGGTCACGTCTCTCGAACGAGTGATTACGATAATTGAACCGCACAAACGTTATTGCGAACTAGAATTTGGAAAACCTCGCACGACGCTTGACAGTCAATTAGCGGGCACGATGGCGCTCGTATATACACAACGACTTGCGTTAAAGGATAACTAAAATGTCTCAGGAACTAAATCACAGATACCACCCGATCAAAAAAAGATTTATTTACGGAATCGTTCCGGAAGGGTTACCTGAACAACAAACGTGTCACGAACTTCCGGAATACCAAGGCGAAGCAACGTTTGGATTTAGGCTGAACGAAGTCCCGGAAAAAAGAACACCTGTTTCTACCTTGAGAATTCAGCGAGTTTCCGACGGACAATTTTTTACGGAAGTCGTTGTGCAACCGGGACCAACGCAGTTTTATTCCAATTACCATAACGATGTGTTTTCTCGCGATGGCCTCATTGTCATGACCGAGGACAACGACGGAGAGCAGTTCAATATTTGGTACGAACAGTGCGGCTCCGTAAACTCTTTCGAAAATCAAAAATACGTTCAAGAGCTTACACTGCTCGGAAAACTCTCGCGAGATGGATCACTTCCTATGCTCGCAAATCTTAACGCAAATCTGAATAAGATTATCAATCTCGTTCCCGGAACCAATCCAAGCGATTCAGTAAATTTCGCACAACTCACAACGGTGATAAACAATCTCGCGACTGAAGTCACGGCTCGAACAAACGCGGATAACTCGATTAACAGCCGACTGAATCCTCTCACAAATCTCGTTAAGTGGGTAGAGGCCACCGTAGCTGCGCGTGATTACGCTAACAATAATTCAAGCGGAAGGCTTGGAATGGAGGCGTATGCACCATATCGTGGAACTCTTTTTTGGAGAAACACCAGAACAGGAATAAGCGGCTGCGGATCCTACGGAAACGGCGACACTCCGTTTGAAATTATCGACACTGGAAGCCAATTTGAATTTCGTTGGTCACACCCGGACAATGCACTAATGGAATGGATGTTATTAAAATGGTAGAAACTAAATTAGAAATTCATAAAGGACAAGATTTTTCTCAATTCCTACCTGCAAAGGATTTGCTGAGTGCAACCGTGAAGTGCGAGTTCGGACTGATTGAGGACGGAAGCGCGCAGCGAGTAGGCGAGATCTCTGCAACAATTGAAACCACTGGAATACGATTAAAAAAAACCATGGCGGAGATTGCATCAATCCGAATCGGTTCATACCGATTCGATATTCTCGTCGAACGACCTAACGCGCATTATCCAGACGGGAAAGAACTCTCAATAGAATACATGGGCATTTTAAAGGTTAATTAAATGCGAGCAAGAGATCTAATCCATCTTCAAAATTCTTCAAGAGTTTTTTTCTTTGATCGGATTCAAAACATCGTCGATCCGTTCGCGATTATTATTTTTCAGGTCAAAGAAAATCCTGGAGATACAAAACCGCTCATCTCGATCGATGTGAATCTATCGGATCCGCTATCAAGTTGGGCGCAAGGGAGAGTTGCGCTTCGCCTGTTGCCAGGGCAAACTCGGGGCCTTCGCGGAGGAAATTATTACTGGGATCTACTCGTTATCCGAAATGGTGGTGAATACGATTATGATAGCGGGGGAATGTTTAAACTCATTCCGACAATTTCTCGGATCGACGAGACTATTGATCCCGTCGTAATCAACGACATCTACGCAAATTTGGCTTCAACGATGGACGGCAAAGGCTCAAGCCTAATCGGCGTGGCCGCGAGCTTTTGGACCTCGATTCTTGGAGCCGCGAATCTCACCGTAGACCGTTGTCTCCGCTGGTTGTATAACAACAAACTGAGACGCCTGCCGACATGGACTGGATCCAAAGTTTTAAAATCCGGCACAACCGATCTTGATGTCATCGAATCTGGAATCAGTATTGATTCCACGGACAATCTTACTGGTGTGAAAACGCTTTCCCTTCTCGATCCTCCGACACTCGCAGAACACGCAACAAGGCGTGACTGGGTGGAGTCAGATACCTCGACTCGAATTCAAGCAGCAGTAAACCTACTCGTAGACGGGTCTCCAAATTCAGCGAATACGCTGCGTAAAATATTTGAAATGTTGGACAATGATCCGAACTTTGCGACGACTATAACAAACCTGATCGCCACCAAAATCCCACTCTCACAAAAGGGCACCACGAATGGAGTGGCGACTCTTGGATCAGATGGAAAGGTTCCATCCTCGCAACTGCCACCCTCCTCCGGAGCCGTCACATCTGTGAACGGACAAACGGGTATTGTTGTTCTTACAAATTCAGACGTCAACGCAGCACCCGCCTCCGGAATCTCTCCAGGCGCAATCACAGAAACAACGGCAAAGCAATTTATATCCGCCGGGCTCAAGGGCCAGGTTGATGAATTCACCGTGATATCCACACTCCACCAAATTACACCCTCTCCGACGAAACCTTTTTTCGATATGGCCCGGGATGTCGCGAACGGAACAGATGCAAACTGGCCCCAACTCGGCCCCCATCTTCGCGGAATTAAATGTGGCGTCGGAGATCCATACGGAACCTACGCCGATACGTTTCAAGTTACGGCTGCGACGAAATATGATTTGAACGCATCGATCGAACTGACTCTATCAGGATCTACTACTGCAAGCCTGCTCTCGATGATACTCGACGATTTCAACTATTACGCGATGTTTAAGTCAAGCGATGGAATTACTCCTGCAACTACAAACACTACGTTAATAGATGGCTACGCTCTTGTAATCAGAGCGGTAACGGACATCGGAAATGGAACTGGTAAGATAGCGGCCGGGACTTATATGCAGCTCAAATTTACGAATGGAAGTATATTAAATACTCTGAATCCAAGTTCGCTAAAACTAGGAGTATCCTATTCTGGTGGCGCAAACCCGATCGGAACAATATCTGGCGCAACGATCGAAATCTATCCGCATAGGAGACTTGTGACTGGCGTTTATAACGCCACGTCATTCCGTTGGAGACCCGTATTTGATTCCGTGCTCCGAAATCGGGATATTGTATCTCCTGGATTTTTGAGCGGAGGTCGCATATTAGACTTTTCGCAAGGACATATTCATACCCATACGGATCGGTTCGGAGTAAATGTTGGTATCTACGTTTTCAATGCGGGGTCGTATTATAATTTTATGACCGATATAACTTCCACGACAGATTCGACCTCTCCTCCACAAAGCCAGTCTGGTTTTGGGCCGATCCGGACAGGACGAAAAACTCAAGATCGGTCATTACGAGTCTGGATGTATCTAAACGCTAAGGAGTACGTAGCATGATATTTTTAAACCTGCAAACTGGAGAGGTAATCGAAGAGTCTTCCGAGGATACAGTTATACATGGATGGAGACAGATGGCCCAGGCTGATCCTAATCTCGGCGTCCTCGAACAGTGGCCGATTCCGAAAACTAAACTCTTGGAAGGCAAATTAGTTGCAAAGCTGGAAGATGAGTGGGAGATCCCTTTTGATATATCCGCCGAAGAATCTAGAAACAGATTACTCCAAAAGTTGAAGATCCTATTTTCGGAAAAGTGCAATGATGGGATCTCGTTCGAAGGCGAAATCTTCCAAACGGATGAAATGTCGCTTAACAGAATTGGTCTTGCAATACAAGACTGGGGGCGAGGGATCGAAACACCCTATTGGATTCGCAGAGACAACACCCGTCACCAAATCACGTCTCTGGAGCAACTCAACAATTTAGCTACTGCAATCGGAACCCGGTGGCGCGTTCTATTTGACATTTTCAGTCGAGTGAAATCTAAGATAACCACCTTAGATGAAAACGAACTAACGACTTTCGATCTTTTAGCAGAATGGATAAATACAGAACAGGCAGTAGGGTGATGGCGCAAGAGCAAATCAATATTATATTCGGAATCGTCACATCCATAATCGGTTATTTTATCAGAGATTTAATCAGACGTTTAAACGTATCTGAATCCATTGCATACGAGGCGCGCAACAAAGCAAATCAGCTGGAAAGAGATTTACAATATAGATCGGATGATTTAATTGAGTTACGTAGAAAACTTGAATCTTTCGAATCAATGTTAAACGAACTCAATAAAAACTATGCGACTATTGCGGCAATACTCCAGGAGATGAGAGAGAACCAAAAAAATGGGAATTTAAAATGATTCAAGAAGGACTTCGCAAAATAGACAAACAAAAATATGGCCTTACGAAAAACGATTTCGTATTATCCGAGGCGTATCACTACACCCAGAAAGACAATGTCAACATTGATGGAACTCCAAACATGGTCTGGACGAAAGAGTGGCGTAGGTTCAACCAGTGTTTTATTTCGTCCGGAACTGCGTTTGTAAATAAGCTCATTGATAACCTGATTAGGTCCGGATTGGAATATAAAAAATCAGGCCGAGTCGACGAACTTGCGTATTTGATCGGAGTCGGTAAATACAAACAGGGCGACACGGTTGAGAACAACCGAAGATTTTTTTGGAATAACCACAGAGACTATATCAATCAGGTCCTCGCAGAAGCGTTTCCGGACGCAAGTCCAATTCCACGGGTAGACTATTCGAAAGTCGGAATCAACTCTCTTAACAAACTCGCAATCGCAATACACCTCGAACGACAGCCTATGTTTGGAATACACCTCGGGAAAGGCGGCGGCCATATTCTGACAGCCGTAGGTTACCGCACCGATTCAGCCGGAAAGGTCGCGGGCCTCTGGGTTTCAGATCCGGCCGGTGTATATACGGAAGGTTACTCCAAGCCACTCGATGGGTTCATGTCGCTCCTACCCCGCGAGGTGTTTAAAGATGTTTTCCGTACCGACTCGCACCTGATGGATTTAGTAGTTTAAGGATTTAGAATATATGACAAAACATAAAAAAACTTTCTGGCAAAAACTCGCCGACAACGCAACGAAAGGCCGGATCTCAACCGCGCTTGGAATCGTTCTCGTGATCGGAGCGGTTGCGTCCGTGTTCACGGGCCAGGCAGACTGGACCCAGGCTTCGATTGCGATCACAGCCGGTCTCGCCGCGATCGGATTTGTAGGAAGAAACGGTGTGGAGGCACACGGAAAAAACGATGGCTCAAATAGTTTATAAAAGTCTAAAAAACTACAAATACGAACTCGTAAAATCCTACAGTTTCCAAACGGCCATCAAAACAGAGGAAACGATTCAAGTCGGGAACCCCGACATAAAAACATTTGTCTCACTGGATCCGAACGGCCTGTTGCACATCGATGCGGGATACGCCTGGGACGGACCGAGTGGGCCTACGATTGATACGAAAACTTTTATGCGAGGTTCTCTCGTGCACGACGCTCTCTACCAACTGATGCGGGAAGAAAAGTTGGATCGAAGTCTATATCGAGAATATGCGGACCAACTGTTAAAGCAAATCTGCATCGAAGACGGAATGAACCGATTTCGGGCGGCCTACGTTTACAGGTCGGTGCGCTGGTTCGGAGAATCCTCCGCAAAGCCCAAAGACGAAACGAAGGAATTGGTGACGGCCCCCTGAAGACAGAGAATTTATCCACTCTGTTCTAACTTTTCTCGCCCTGAAAGGGACAATTTTTTACCAAAAAAGTACAGCCAAGAAATCTTCGATCCCATACCCTGCCTCACTATGGCAGACATTCAAAAATTCAAACCAACAAAACTTTACTACGAGAATGCAGAAAAACTAAAAATCGCAGAGGACCAACCATTCGCATTGCTGCAAGGCGAGGAATACGAGGAGTTGCGAGAGTCGATCAAACGAAACGGAATCCTACACCCCGTTTATTGTCGCCGAGATTATTCCCTCCTCTCAGGGTCAAATCGCGTGGCGATTGCTCAAGAGCTTGGAATTTTAGTTCCGGCAATCAGATTCCAGGCGGAAATGGATCCGGACATCGAGCAAGAAATCATTTATCATTTAAATACGGTCGGACGACAGGTGAGCCCTGCAGATCGTAAACGATTAGTATTCACACGATTCAAAGACCAGATCGGGAAAATGGGAGCCCTGAAGACAATCCATCAACTGACAGGAATTCACATTTCCACACTCAAACAGTATTCGGTTGAATTTCAGAATAAGAAAAAATTTGCGAACATTGGTATTGATGAGGAATCCCGCAAGGCCGGAATCCGACTCTATCTAAAGTGGGATAAATACAGAATAGCGGAGAACGAGGCCAAAAAGGAACGTCAAAAAATTGAACGCAAACTGGAAGAAATTGCGCCTCTATCGTATTGGACGAAAGAGGAGTGGAAGAAAAAAGTTAAGCCTTAACTTCCACTTGTCATGCGTTTAGTTAGAATTAATTTTTTTGAATATAGAAAAATCTTTTTCTCTCTTGACATATGTTACTATTATTGGTAACATATGTCAAGATGAGCTTTGTGGTCAAAATAAAAAACTCAGCATCTAAATCCGCATTAAAAATCCCGAAGGCAGAGCGTAAGAAATTTTTCACGCTCTGCCAGGAACTCGCAAGCTCAGGACCAATCCGAAAAAATTGGCCGAACTTTTCGGCTCTTGGAAAAAACGAGTATCATTGCCATCTGTCGTACTCCTGGGTGGCATGCTGGAGATATGCAGATCAATCTATTCTAATCGAGGTATATTATGTTGGTAGTCGTGAAAACGCCCCGTACTAGGGTGCACATTGATGGCGAGGTTTCGGAAAAATTCCTCAAGGCCATAAAGTCCGAGTTCGGAAGGGAGGTCGAGATTTCGGATGACTCCGAATCAATACCGTTCCGTGAGAGCGAGTTTTTTAAAAAATTTGGTCACGAGGCCGGGCCCGGCAACAATATGCGAACTTATCGCCTGTTGGCAGGGCTGACCCAAACGCAACTCGGGGAAAAGCTCGGAGGAATTCCGCGCTCACATATCTCCGCATTCGAGTCCGAATCTCGTCCGATCGGGAAAGAATTGGCTAAAAAACTTGCGAAACTTTTTGGCGTTTCGGTGGAGATGTTTTTGTGATGAAGGCAAGGAGAACAAAATCGGAACTATTTGACGCGGCGGAAAGCATCGAAAAAAATTTGAAAATTTTAGAGCAAAATAGAGATGTCGCGCAAAACGTCTTTGCGCGTGCGGAGGGGAGGTTTTCGATCCAAACAATCTGTGAGCACTTGGATTGGTCAGAAAAACACTATCGAGAATACCTCAAAAAAGGCCGATTGCGAATCGATCGATTATTTATTGCTGCAGATCGTCTCGAACAGTTGATGGAATAATGCTGTTGAGGAAGGTCGATAAATTTATCGAAGCTTTTATAAACGAGAGGCTTCGAGCCGGAGACTCACCCGAGCAGATCGAGAAAACGCTGAACGTGGTGAATCATTTTCTGAGCAACGGGCTATTCGCATGGTACAAATCATCGGGTTCGATGGATTGCGTGGTGTCATTAAATAAGTTTGCGGATGCAATAGAAAGCCATAATAAATCAAACCTTCATCCTGAAGGTTTGAAAGCGGATGCGAAATAAATTATTGAATGAACAAATGTTCACTAATGTGACATAGCATACATTATCGGAAGTTGCCTGTTGCATCAGAGAGAGAAATCAAATATTCCCTCTCTCAAAAAATTACTAAATTTTCTAAAAATATTGTTTACAAATGTAGCCCACGATAGTATAATATATATCAACGGGTCGCGGCCGAAGCCGCCAAGGAAGAAAAAATGAAAAAATCAAGAAAACAGTTAATAAGAAAATTTGAAGACATAAAAAACAAATACGAGTCTCTTGCAACAGATATTATTTATTCAACGCACTCAAATAATTACGTTGAGGCTAACAATCAACTTCCTTACATTTTTGAGGGAACTATTTTTGAGCTTGATACTGACGAGATCAAAATTTCTTGGAAAAAAAATCAGGTAAAATATTCTATTCCAGATGCTGGCGATTTCGAGGAATCTATAGAAGAATTTTTTGAATCTGTAGAACAAAGTTTTACAAATTTAGAATACGACGAATTGTTGCTTTCTTTTTATCAAGATGAAAAATTTTGGAAACATTTGGATTCTAAATACGATTCTGAAAATAAATATGGACATGAAGAAATCTGGGAATCTCCCGTTGGAGATTTATATCTTGTGTATCGCTCATACTGGCAGGGGGAGCATCTGACAGAGGATTCCTTTCAACTGATCGATTATCGTAGTTTCAATTAGAATTTAATCGAACCAGTGCCCCTCGGAACACTTGGAATTTAAAAAATGGACGAAATTAGAGAAATCAAAGAAACTATTCAGCGTTGTAGAAAGAGATTGATGGACTACATTTACAGTGCAGGCACTCTCACCGAGATCGAATTACTGACTAGATCTCGCGTGAGAAAGTCGACTTTATTGCTAATTAAAAACAAAAAAAGAAATGCCAAAATAGAAACCCTCATTGAAATCGCTGAAAAAATTCAAGAAGCAAAAAATTACTAAATTTTCTAAAAATATTGTTTACAAATGTAGCCCACGATAGTATAATATATATCAACGGGTCGCGACCGAAACCGCCAGGGAAGAAAAAAAATGGACATTACTACCAGAGAAACAATCACAGAGGTAAGAACCGAACTAATGAATTCAGGCATTATCGATTACCCCGAAATGACGGACTCACTCCAATCTCAGATTATCGAATACGCTTGGAAAAACGAGGTGTCTATTGATGAGGCCTATGCGGCCCTCACTAAAGAACCTGAAATTGTAGTAGAAAACAAAACCAGGCTGACCAAGAAATTCGTTATCACACAGATCAAGAAGACCTTGAAGGATCCGTTTTTATTCAACAGATTTCTTCCCGGTGCAGTTCTACACGCCTGGCTAAACACCCAGGAAATGGAATTCTCGTCATCGGAAGACGAGAATCGTTTAATCAGGAACCTGAAAAATTGGGGATATATAACTCGCAATGGCGAATTTTACGTTCTCACTCGTGAGGGATACAATTCAATTTAATCCAGTCTGCAAAGGCAACGCCTCAATAGCGAGGCGATTGCTAAAAGAAATTATCCATATATAACACCTGGAAACGAGCAGCGTCTCTGTCCCCTATTATGAATTTATCTAATAGACTCTATCAGGTTTTGAGTAAAGAAAGGGAGTCATAATTAGAAATTTTGAATATTTTATCGACTTTTCTTATGCAAGATACCGACAATAAATTATATTCCTCCTACGCGGGGGGTTGAACCGGGTAAAACTATACAAAACAAATATTCCCCCGTAGAGGGGGTTAAACTTTATAAGATTGTACTAAGAACTTCTCCCCATACGGGGAGTTAATCTTTCTCCAATAAACGGAGGCATATTATGCCATTAGATACAACAAAACTCGATCACGCCAGGCGTTGGGGTTATAGGGATAGAACAGAATATAT